ATGTCGACCGAACGCCGCGTTCGCTTGCTGCGCAATGCCGGCCTGTCGCAATCGTCCATCGCCGCCCGTCTTGGCTGCAGCCGTTATCGCGTCCGCCTTGCCCTTGCCGTCGCATGATCGGACCCGTTCTTCCTGGCGAATGCATCGCCGCCATTCGCTCGATCCCTTCACCCTTAACCACCACCGTTTGCCTGCCAATGAACAACAGACTGTGGCCAAACTTTGCCGATGAATTCGAGCAAGCGGACGCCGACTTCATGGCCGCTCACCCTGAGTTGCCCGATGGCTGGCTGCCCGATCCCGAGGACTTGGCGCCATGGTGGCACCGCGATCAGGAATTCTGATCAATCGCCCGATTGCCCGCCTACTGCTAGGTGGTATCATTTCAACAGGGCAGCATCCTGCCCGATCCAATCGCAACTCTGAATCATGGCCACACGCTCAGCCCTGGCGGTTCAATCCGGCCAGACAATCCGCGCCATTTACTGCCACTGGGACGGATACCCTTCCCATCAATTGCCGATCCTGCAGGGTAAATACAACAACCTGGCAGCCGCCCTTGCCCTGATTACGCCGGGCGATCTTTCAGCCCTTGAGACTGAGACTGGATGGGATCGCCAACCGCTGCCAGAATCCCGCCCGCTCTACTACCACGAGCGCGGCGACGCCAATATCTCACCGCGCAACTTTGCAAACCGTGATGATCTCACCGCGTGGGCGGATGGTTGCGGCTGTGAGCATGTTTACGTTTATCAGCCGCGCAAGGGATGGCACCACGCGCCAATCGCCCGCGAACCTATCGGCGCTGGAATCATGCCCGGCGTTGATCCTGCCCACTGGTAACTCATCGCCCGCCATTGCGCGGGCTTTTTATCTTCAATCGCAACCGCTCACCATGGCCAAACTCTCAGACCTTAGGTTCCACCTAACCCGCGTCAGTTCAAACGTAAAGACGGGACCCATACCGGTTAGCACTTCATCCCGCGTTACCTGTCCCGCGTCTTGCCCGTTCGCTGGTAACGGCTGCTATGCGGAATCGGGACCGCTCGCCCTGCATTGGGCAGCCGTGACCCGTGGCGAGCGTGGCCAGCCGTTGCGGGAATTCATGGCAGCAATTGCCGCCCTTCCTGCCGGTCAACTCTGGCGCCATGGCCAAGCCGGCGACTTCCCACACACTGCAGGCCGAATCAGCCGGAGATACCTGCGAGCCATCATCGCGGCAAACCGTGGCCGCAATGGGTACACCTACACTCACCACAATTTGGCAATCGGTGAGAATGCATCGTTGATCCGTTCGGCCAATCGCAACGGGTTCACCGTTAATGTGTCGACCGAATCTATGGCCGCCGCTGATTCAGCCATCGCCGCCGGTTTGCCTGCTGTGCTGGCTGTGCCATCGGACGAACGCGGCACATCATGGCGAACGCCAGCCGGTAACCGTGTTGTTGTCTGCCCTGCGCAGCGCAGCGATTCCACCACCTGCGCCGATTGCAAACTCTGCCACCATCGGCCGCGCAACCTGATAATTGCTTTTATCGCTCATGGCACGGGCAAGCGTCGCGCTAGTGAAGCAATCCGCAAGCGAGAACCGCTCGCCTGATTCAATGGCAAACCACAATCGCCCGGCCATTCGGTCGGGTCTTTTTTGTGCCTGCCCTTACTGAGAATGCGTCGCAATTGCAGCGACCCTAGGGGCAGCCGTGGCTGGTGAGAATGAGAATCAGTCGCAAGAATTGGCGAGAATGAGAACCGTTCTCACGGTGAGACAAAAATGAGAATGATTCTCAATTGCGGGTCCTTCCGCCGCCCTGCGGCGTAGGTAATTTCGAACCGCCTTCTACGGCTAGCGGCAGGAGTATGCGTGTCGCAGCATTCCCACATGAGACGCACTTAAGACGCCAAAACGCAAAAGTTGACCATTATATGCGCCAGAATCGTTACGCGGCACTATTTCGCTTAAAACGGCGCTATTGGTCTTAAATTGCCAGTATGCAGGTCTGCAACACCAAGGAACTGGCTGAGGAGCTGGGCATCACGCAAGCCCGGATCAGTCAGATGAAGAGCCAAGGGCGGTTTGACGGCTGCTTCGCGGTGAACAGGAACAAGATCGAGTGGGACAAGGAGGCGGCGGTCAAGGCGTACAGGGAAGGCAACCCACTGGCCAGCGTGAGTCCCACGCGTCGCAAATCAGAAGACCTTGAGATTCCGACATTCAATGAAAGTCGTGCGAAGTCTGAGCATTTTCGCGCGGAGCTTGCTCGCTTGGATCTGGAGGTCAAAGAGGACCAACTCGTGGAAGTTGCTCGTGTACAGCGGGAGGCTTTCACTGCTGCTCGTGCTGTACGGGATGCTCTGGGCAATATTCCTGACCGCGTCAGCAACCAATTGGCTGCGGAGTCGGATCCTGTTGTCATTCACCAGACGCTGACCGAGGAGATCCGCAAGGCGCTGGAGACGTTGACCGATGCGTGACGGAGCATTGCTATATCGGCAGGCATTTCGCGATGGCCTCCGTCCTGACCCTGATCTGTCGGTGAGTCAGTGGGCGGATCTGTACCGGATGTTGTCCAACAAAGCCAGCGCCGAGCCGGGACCGTGGCGGACGGAAAGGACTCCTTACCTCAAGGAGATCATGGACTGCATGTCTGCCAACTCCGCCGTTCAGAAGGTGGTGTTCATGGCTGGTGCGCAGCTTGGCAAGACAGAAGCGATCAACAACGTGGTGGGCTACATGATTGCTCATGCGCCGGGTCCAGCACTTTTCGTGCAGCCGACGATTGAGATGGCTAAAAGATTGTCAAAGCAGCGGCTTGATTCGCTGATTCATGAGACACCGTGCCTTGCAGACAAGGTCGCTCCTGCTCGAAGCCGCGATTCAGGCAACACGATGTTTTCAAAGGAGTTCCCTGGTGGGATCCTCCTACTTACGGGTGCCAACAGCGCTACGGGCTTACGGTCTGCTCCTTGTCGCTGGGTGCTTCTTGATGAGGTTGATGCTTTTCCGAGTGATGTGGACGGTGAAGGCGACCCTTGTGCATTGGCTGAGCGTCGTGCGTCAACCTTTTCTCGTCGGAAGATCATCCTTACGTCCACGCCAACGGTAAAGGATACGAGCCGGATTGAGACGGAGTATCTGGCGTCGGATCAACGTCGATATTTTGTCCCGTGTCCACATTGCGATCATATGCAGTGGCTGCAGTGGAAGAACCTGCAGTGGCGTGACGGTGATCCAAAGACTGCTTCGTATGTCTGCGAGGCTTGCGGGGCGCACATACCAGAGCATTACAAGAGTGAAATGCTGCGCAAAGGTGAGTGGCGTGCGACGGCCACAAGCCAAGATGCAAGGACGGTTGGATTCCATTTGTCCTCCTTGTACTCTCCACTTGGCTGGAAGAGCTGGGAAGAAATTGTTGGCGAATTTTTACGTGCGAAGAACGACGCTCCGTTGTTGAAGACGTTCGTTAATACCATTTTGGGCGAAACTTGGGAGGAAGAAACTGGGGCAAAACTTGGTGCCGATAGCCTTTCTGAGCGAGCCGAGTTCTATCCCGCCGGTGAAGTCCCGAAAGGTGCTTCGATACTGACTGCTGGCGTTGACGTGCAGGACAACAGGGTCGCTGTTGGACTTTATGCGGGGGGCGCTGGTGAGGAGAGCTGGTTGATCAGTCACACAGAGATTTACGGCGATCCAGCCGGACAAAAGTTGTGGGAACAAGTTGATGACCTCTTGCTAAGGGATTACCCGCATGCCGATGGCGGAAGACTGAAAGCTTCGGCAATTGGTGTTGACTCCGGCGGTCACTTCACAAGCGAAGTGTATGCGTACGCCAGAGCCAGAAAGGGAAAGGGTGTGTTTGCTTTGAAAGGGCAATCGGTGCGGAACAAACCGCCTATTGGGAAGCCTTCCAAGGTGGATATTAACTACAAAGGGCAAGTTTTGAAAAATTCGGCTGAGGTGTTCCCTGTCGGTTCTGACACGATCAAGTCAACGTTGTTCGGCAGATTGAAGCACAACGAG